TTCACGGAATCCGAGAAAACCGAGCTGATGGAGAGCGTATCGAGCGGAGCTATCGGCGATTTCCGGAAAGTCGTTGACAGTGCGACCACCGAATACAACGACAATCACAATTTGAAGTTGGCTAAGTACAACGCCAACGCATCCGAGAAGTTGACCACCTATGACACCAACGCCGAACAGCACACCAGCGACTACAACCGCAACGCCGAGGTGAAGTTGGAAGCCTACAATCAGAACCACACCGCAAAGGTGGCAGAGTACAACGCCAACGCCGAAACAAAAAAGGCGGAGTTTGATTCTAACGCCGCCGCCTTGCAAACCGAGGTGGACCGCTTGCGGGGCGAGTGCGACAATTTGGCGGCAGAAAACCGGAAGCAAGAAAACAGAATTTCCGCCCTAATGAAGTTAAATAAGGGACAAACCTATGACATTCTGCCGGAAGAAGGCGAATCCGCAAGCAGAACGGCGCCGTCCGGGGCGAAATATGTGAGCGTGGACAAGGTAGGCGGTAAGAGCCTAGTGTGGAATCAGCTATTTAATATGAACCAACAAAAAAGCGTTGACGGTGGACAATTTGAAATCAACTTTAAGGCTCAAACTGTTACACTTAACGGCAATTCTGGCAACAATGCGTGGATAAGCGTCATTCCGGATGATGGCGAATATAAAGCGCTGAATGTAAGAAATCATCAATATATCTATGTGATTTCAGTTGTGGAGAACCAATCCGCAGAGAGCGTTACGTTCGGCTGGTTGAACAGGGCGAGGCATTCAACGAGTATTCCAGCAAACTACACTGGACGAGCAAACTTTGTATGCACAGTAACCAAACCAGAGGAAGGCAAATCAATCGGATTCTCTGGATTGCAACCAAACACCGATTATGCCTTAAAAATCGTGCTAACAGCGTGCGACTTGACTTTGCTCTTTGGTGCTGGCAACGAACCGACCGCCGAACAATTCGAGCGGATGTTCCCGGCGGATTCGTACCCGTACAATCCGGGAGAAATCATTTCTTCCCGGACGGAGACTATTACCGCCGGGGCGGAAACCATCACGACAGGATTCCCGGAGCTACGGTCAGCGATTGCGGCACACGACTACATCGACATTGACGGAGAGCAAACAATCCGGAACATTGGGAAAATCAAATTTAACGAGTTGAAAACAAAAGAATTCGAGAATGGCGTGTTTTATATTAATCATGCCGAAATTGGAGCCAAACAATTCAATGCTAGTTGTTTGACGCCGGGGTTTGCGTTTGTGGATGCCGAATTGGTAGAAGTTAAGCCCGGAGAATGCAACGGGCGTGGCTATTATTTCCGGTTCGTGGTGCCGGCGGAAATCGATACGGTTGATAAATTCATAGAAAAATATGGAGACGATTATATTTATTTTGAATTGGCAACATCGACAACAGAACCTGTCGCCATCCCGGAAGCCCTGCAAGAATGGCTCCCGGTGGAACCCGGCGGAACGGTCACCTTCCGGAACAGTGACGAATCGAAGCAACTAGCGGTGCAAAATGCGGTTAGCTGGGTTAGAAAGCTTGATGAGGTGGAGTAAATGGCTAAATTAGAGAAATTGTATGCAATCATTGACAAGGAAAACTTTGAACCCGGCGGGACGCTTGAAGAGCGGGTGTCCGTGCTGGAAGAAGTGCTGCAGGAGCAAGTCATGGCGGTTGCGACCGCAAAAGAAGATGATTAACGGAATGCCACCCATGCGGTGGCTTTTTCGTTGCCAAAAATCAAGAAGGGAGGTGATACCATGCGAATGTACGTAACTACCGAGGATGTTCTTTGGCTTGCGGGTGCAATCGTGGCTATTTCGGCGGCAATCAAAGTCGTATGCGGCGCAATCGAACAATTCCGGAAGCCGAACAAAACACAGGATGCGAGAATAGCAGAATTGGAGCGAAAAGCGGTGAATGATTACAACCGACTCAACCAGTTGGAAGAGGGAAACATCATTACACAGCGGGCTCTTTTGGCTCTTTTGGCTCATGGGATTGATGGTAATGATATCGAAGCAATGCGGAAGGCGAAAGCAGAGCTTACGGACTATCTAATCGAACGATAGGATTGCTCTACAGCGCCATTATTTAGCTTCTAACAGCTTTAAATCAGTCAACCTTATAACTTATCACTAATATTTTTAAAACGCTTAAAACAGCGGAAAAGGAGAAGAAAATGGATATTTCAATTGTGAACGATTACTTTGTACCGGCGGTAGTTGTGATGTGCCTTTGCATCGGCTACACCATGAGAAACTGGATGCCAACGGATAACAAGTGGATTCCAACGGTGCTGTTTGTCGTCGGTATCGTATGCGGAATCGTGGTAGACGGTCTGACCTTTACGGCGGTAGTTTCCGGTGCAGTGTCCGGACTGGCGGCGGTCGGGCTGAATCAGGCGTTCAAACAGGCTTTAGGATTGAATGTTCGCCCGGACATTGAAACCACCGACGAAGAGGTGCAGGATTACGAACTGGCAGAGGAAGAGGATGAAGCAGAAGAAGGTGAAGATGATGAGTAAGACGATTGCGGTACATTGTGGGCATGGCGTGAGTTTGGACGGAAGCTGGGATTCCGGCTGTGTATATAAGGAATATTCGGAAGCTAAATTGATGCTCGCCATCACGAAGGCGGCGGTCAAGTATTTGAGAGCTTCCGGTGTAAAGGTTCAGTCGGATGCAGACCATGGCAACAACAAAAACATGATTGCCGATGTACGACAGGCGAACAATTCCGGCGTTGCCATGTACTTGTCTATCCACTGTGATTATTCCGGGGCTCCGAGGGGTGTTATGCCGCTGTACGTGTCCGGGAGCGGAAAAAAGCTTGCTAAGTGCCTTGAAAAGACCATTAAAAAAGATATTGGTATGAAATCACGGGGAGTACAGAAGAGAACAGACCTTTTTGAGCTGAACGGTACCGACATGACGGCGTGCATCTTGGAGACCGGAAGCATCAAGGGCGATTTGGCTACACTGAGAGACCATCCGGACAAGTACGGAAAAGCAATCGCAAAGGGCGTGTGCAGCTACTTGGGCGTGCCTTTCAAGGATGGAAAGAAAAAGCCCAGTAAAGAAATCTACCGTGTAAGAAAAACATGGAAGGATGAAAAGAGCCAGAAGGGCGCTTTTTCGTCACTGGAGAACGCTAAGAAATGTGCCGATAAAAACGGCTACTCTGTTTTTAACAGTAAGGGAAAGGCGGTGTATCGTGGCTAAAAGTAGGAAGATAAACAGGACTTACGTTGTTATCAAGGCTGACCCCCTGCGGGTCAAGCCTTCTTACAAGTCGAAGCGGAAAAAGACCCTTGCGGTCGGAACGAAGGTACACGCCACCAAGATTAAAGGATATTATATTTACGTTCCGGCACTTAAGGGATGGACCATCTGGAAGGACTCAAAGGGGCAGAAATACGTCCGTCTTGTCTCGGTTCCGAAAAGCAAGAAGGTTGACAAGTTCCTATCTGCACTGAAAACCAACGCCGCAAAGATGATTAAGGCACATGTGAAGTATTCGGCGAACCATGCCTGCAAGAGCCTAGCAAGCGCCTTGAAGAACAAGAGAACGAATTGTGCTACATATGTTTCTTTTGGCTTGCAGTCAATCGGCGTGCTTCCGAAAGGTAAATACATTTGGCTTGATACAAAGATTCACGGGTCCGGCAGCTCCATCATTCGGAAAAAAGCAAAGATTGCATATCCCCGAAAATCTTGGAGGTATGCAAAACTTAAGAAGGGCGACATTTGCGGTTTTGCCAACAAACCACATACAATGGTCTATGCCGGCAAAAGCAAACACGGCTATCCGCTGTGGTATTCGGCGGGCGGTTCCGATGTGAAAGCCAAAAACTACGGACCGAAACGGAAGAAAAGTTATGAGAAGCGGAAAATCTATGTGAGGATTCGATTGAAGTAATGACCAACGAAGTAATATGGACAAAAATAGTGCTTGAGCGATTCATAGAACAAGCGAATTTGTCAGAAGACGAAGAAATCGTGATTCGGACACGGGCGGCAGGGTGGAGCAGAATTAAGCAGGCAATGGAGCTGAATCTATCGGTATCAACGATTGATAGGATTATCAGCAGGTTAAAACGGAAGTATGACGAAGTGCAGGCATCCGACCCAATCCTACCCCCACGACAACGTGGAGTATACAAGTGAATAATGTGACAGGAAGGCGGCAGTTAATCGAAAGATTAGCTGCCGCCTTTTTTTTTATCATTAAATCATAAACAGAAAGGAGAAAAGCCATGTACGGATTCTATCAGCAGCCATACGGCGGCAGTGAACAGCTTATTCGGGTGACTGGACTTGACGGCGCTAAAGCGTATCAGATGCGCCCTAATAGTGCCGTGGCGCTATTCGATGGTGCAGAAGATATCTTCTATCTCAAATCAACCGATGGTGCCGGTTTTCCAACGATTCGGGTCTTCCGGTTCGAGGAAGTCACAGCTACACCAGCAGCGCCGGAGTATATCACCAAAGCAGAGTTTGAAAAGTTCAAGGAGGAATTTTTAAATGGGCAGCAGCATATTCAGGAATCAGAACAACCAAATCGGAGAGCTAGCAAACAAGGCAAAAGCAATGATGAATGATTCAAAACAGATGCAGAACGTAATGGGTTTGCTATCCGGAAAAGGAATGTCAGCGGAACAGATGGTCCGGTCCATCTGTAAAGAGCGTGGAATCGACGTGAACGAATTCATGAACAGCATCAAATGACAGGATTCTTATTTAAAAAAAATCGCCAAAATTTTAAATACCAATCAGTTTTAACACTTGCAAGTGAAAAATATTTTAATTATTTATTCGGTCTATCCGAAGGAAGGAGAAGAAAATGGAAAACATGAGCTTGTCGGACATTGCCGCCGTGACAAAGGATAATGATGATTATTTTGGAAATGGTGGAATGTGGATTTTTGCCCTGCTTATTCTCATGATGATGGGCGGCGGCGGATACTGGAACAGAGGGAATCAGTCTGAACCGGTGACGGAGGCGGGGCTATGCAATGCAATGAACTTCAACGGTCTCGAGAATTCGGTCGGTAGGTTAAATGACAGCCTCCAGAACGATTACATGGGCGTGCAGAACGGCATCTCGAATCTCGGGTATGAAACATTGAGAAATTTCAATGAGACACAGAACAGAATTTCAGATTGTTGTTGCATCACTCAGAGGGGCATTGACGGCGTGAATTACAACGGCGCAATCAATACCGCAAACATCAACGCAAACACTACAGCACAGACCCAGAAGATTCTGGATGCGTTAGCTCAGAACAAAATTGAGTCTTTGCAGGCACAGGTTACACAACTCCAGATGCAGAATGCAATGTGTGGGGTTGTAAGATACCCTAACGCCACAACCTATTGTAGTGGGGCTAATCCGTTCGGTGCTTGCGGATGCGGAAGCGCTATTTAACCAAGTGTAAAGGCATATAGCCAAGGAGGAAGCTATGAGTTGTAAAAGTGCGATTTATGCGGTGAATACCAGCACGGCGACTATTCCGGAAGGCGGAACCTATCAGCCGAATACCATCATTCGGCGATTCGGGCAGTGCTGTCAAATGGCAAATAACGCCATGGAGCTGAACGGTCAAGGCTACTATGATGTTGCGGTCACGGCTACGGTGGTAGGAACTGCGGTAGGAAATGTCACAATGGCGGTTTATCAGGACGGGGCGCCTGTTCCCGGAATGAATGCTTCACAGACTGTAAAAGCGATCGGTGATACCGTCACGCTGGGAACAAGTGGTATCGTGCGGTTATACTGCGGAAAGAACAGTTCTACACTGACTGTTGTAATCGGCGGTCAAGCCGTAACCGGAAGCAATCTTGCTATCGACATTACAAAGCAGTAAGAGAACAAATGTTCTTGAAATGTGATGATTGGAGGTGTACAATAAACCTGTACATAATAGCGTTCAGAGTCATTATTGAGAGCCTCCTTTCTCATTTAACAATACGGTATTCAGAGAAAAGAGCCGGAGAAATCCGACTCTTTTTTCTATGTGATAAACTTGAGCGAATCAACGCTCACAATCAGCGTGTTCACGTTCCGTCTGTATTGGTTCAGCAAGTGACCAGTAATAACAAAACAATCGGTGATATTAAACTTTGATGTGTCATAATCAACACAGCGAACGAATACGCCATTGCAGTCAAGAACAAAATAATCATCATACCTTCTAGCAAGCATTCCGCTTAATCGAACAAAATTATCCATTGATACGCTCCTTTCCTTACATTTGATAAGTTGGATTGTATCGAAGTTGAAACAAAATCACAATTCTAAAAATGCACCGAATTCAAATGAAAATGATTACATTTTTGTCCGATTGATATAAAATAAGGTGGGAGGTGTGAAAAATGACAGTTGGAGAAATTATGAAGTACACAAGGAAGCGAGTAGGTAAATCTCAATCTTCCATGGCGGAAGCGCTCAATGTAGAAGTTCGAACTATAGGTAGGTGGGAAAACGGAAAAAGCGAACCGACCGTGAGTGAAATGATAGAATGGTTTAGTACCGTTGGAGAGAACCCAATTCCATATATGTTCATATTGACATACCCTGATGAGTTCGCATTGGAAGAGAGCGAAAATGCGGATAACGTGGATCGCTTATACGAGTTAATGTCCGAAAACTTAACCGCCGAAGATAAGCTTGCATTGGTGTATATCTATTCAGGAAATCATGGGTCGAGTCCTGCTTCCGTGATACAACTCACGCTTGCTCATTTGTGCAACCCTTTAGGCGCACGTATTCTTGTAGCCGAACACATTCTAGAAGACTATAAGCTGAAGCTAATGAATGATGAAATAGAAGCTCCTGAAGAGTTTCGACCAAATCTAGCAATGCTTGAAAGAGCTATAGACGCTGCGAAGGAATCATACATAGACGGAAAGAAGGGGTATAGCAGCCCTTCCCCCGAAGATGTAACAAGCGTGTAACAAAATAATTTATAACTTTATATAACAATGCATAACACCCCTATCGAAAAATGCGGAGTTTTCAACATTTTCGACAGAGATGTTATAAGGTGTTATCCACTTCACAAATAATAATAATTTGTGAGAAGTTGATTGTAATCGTTGACATTAAAAGGTTTGAGAATGGTTACCATGAAAAGTGTAACAAGAATGTAACATTTGATAAGATTAGTCGCACTTTTCCACAGATTGAGACAACATTGTTCCTAATGCTGACGCTATTTCGTCATCATTATTTTTTTGCTCAAATAAGTGCGTGTATATACCTAACGTTGTTGATATGTTTGAATGGCCCATGCGCTTAGAAACGATCTCGGGATTCACGCCTAATGAAATGCATATCGAAGCGTATGTGTGACGCAGTGCGTGAAATGTGATAGGTTCAAGTCCTATTTTCTTCATATAGGATTGTAGCCGTGTTATGCATAAACATGCGTGAAAAGCTTCTCCGTTTTCTTCTTTCAGCAAATAAGGTGAATCAACCCACGCTTTCCCATACTTTAGTTTGCTCTGTATGTGCTGTTTCCGAAGGGCTATAACATCGTCAACAACCAATTGAGGAAGAATGCATAACCGTTCGCCGGAAGATGTTTTCGTTTCCTTGACAAACACTTCCCCTAAATTGGGTGAATACCTTGCACGCTTAATATAGAATCTTCCATCATCAGGAATTTCATCTTCCATTATTCCTAACACTTCCCCCTTTCGAAGCGATCCAAACAAAGCAAGTTCGAAACAAACTTTATAATCGAGTGGCAGTTCGTCTAGGTGTGAGCAGAAAACGGTAAAATCTTCAGGTGTCAATATCTGTACTTCTTTTTTTCTAACGGATGGAAGGCTTACATCGTGGCATGGATTCGTTTTAATTAGGTTCCACGTTACAGCAATAGAGCAACAGTTACGAAGAAGGGAGTATGTGAAGCGGATTGTTCTCGGTGAAAGCTCGGAAGATAAATCATCAACCCACATTTGAAGGGTGCGAGGGGAAAGCTTTTCAAGGCGCAACGAACCGATGGTGTTGTCTATGCGGTTGCGCTGATCGTTGTAGGTGTGAATCGTGTTTGGGGATTTATTATTGACAACCTGACTCCATACAGCATTACACATGTCGGAAACGGTTCTGCATTGGGCGGATATTCCCGATATTGACTCAACCCATTCATTTATTTGATTGTTTAAATCTCGTTTTGTGGAAGCGTGAAACACTTTTGATTTCTGCTTCCTTTTTCCTACATAGTCGGTGTTAATATCAATCCACACTCTGTACTTATTCTTTTCAAGCTGTTTTATATGCATGATTATTTCCCCTTGTTTTTATTGAGTACAAAATCTACATACTCCGATACCGTGTCTACATCGGACGGCGACAAGCGACCGATTTTATCGCATAGAATGTCATACGGTGTTTTTTCACTGTGTTCATCGTCGAAGGATTGAAGCTCATTCCACCCTGTTAAATAGGAAATTGAGCAGTTGAGCGCTTCTGCAAACTGCGGGAGCTTACTTCGCGGAACATCGCCGTTTCCAGTTTCTATTTTTGCAATGCTTGATTTAGATTTATACCCAAGCTTGATTGCGAGTTGCGTTTGTGACAATCCTCTTTTCTTTCTCATTGCCCTAATGTTATCACCAATGTTTCCATTCATAATATTCACCTTCTTTCAACGTCAAGATAACATAAAGCGTGCTGATGTTAAATAAAAAATTACAAAATTGTAAAAAAAGTGTTGACGGAAAGTGTCAGAAGTGATACTATAATGGTGGAAGTTGAAGAAAAGCGAACCTTCAAGGAAAGGAGGTGCAAATTGATAAATACGAAAAAGCTGAATGACAGGATTGAAAGTTCTGGTATGAAAAAGTCGTATTTAGCCGAAGAAATGGGAATATCGAGACAAGCCCTATGGGGAAAGATAACAAACAAGGCAAAATTTACGCCGGACGAACAACAGTACCTTGTAGGAAAGCTTGATATTCGGACAATGAAAGAGTTTAGGGATATTTTTTTTTCAAACGAGGTTGAAGAATAGTAAACTTTGGAGGCTGTGATGTTTGTGAAAGTATCAGAGTTCGCGGAAATCATGGGGATTAGCACGGTGTCTGTATACCGACTTATTGAGAGCGATTCAATCCCGTACTACAGAGTTGGGAAGTGCATTCGGCTCAATACTGATGATTTTCGCAGAGGAAAGGAAAAAGGTTATGAAGAGCTTCAGAACGAAGGTTAAAAAGTTCCTCGAAGAGGAAAACGCTGAGGAGTACAACGGCGACACGCTAGGAATGTACATCGGAGGCACAATCGGAACACTGATGGTTGTAGGAATGATTTTGTGGGGAGGTATGTAAATGATTAAGACCGATGAGTTTGGTGGAGTAACCGTTGACGGAATGATTGATAGCCTGTTCGCTGAGTATGAAGTCGCTGGAAGGGTAATTATTAGAGGTGCACTTTCCGCCGGATACGATGAAACCAATCTGAGAGCGCTGTTTGAACTCTGTTTCAGCAGGGTCATGGACGTATTGGAAGAGGAGGACAAGTAATGAAAATTCACAAGGAAATCGTTTGGAATAAGGGGGAAAATCCAAAGAAGGATGGCTACTATGTGTTGGCTCAGTTCCGTGATGATGGTTCCGTTCGCAGTGTCGCTGACATTGAGTACACTGTCGCATACGGCTGGAACACCTGCGAATCGTACATTGGTGCCAGCTTTGGGCAGAACCCGAACAACGGAGCTTACGCATGGGCAGAATTGATGACATTCTAAGGAGGTAAAAGAAATGAAAATTCACAAGGAAATGGTTTGGAACAAGGGAGTTAACCCGAAGAAGGATGGAGAGTATCTGTTTATTCAGTTTTGGCGTGATGGTTCGGTCACGTTTGCGGGAAAGATGGGCTACACATGCCTGTTTGGATGGAACACACACCATGGCGAATGCGCACATTCATTTGGGAGGTGTCCGAACAACGGAGATTATGTGTGGGCAGAATTGCCGTTCTAAGCGAAAAGCCCATGCCGAAGCATGGACTAATCAAAACAACCATCTGTATTGTATCACAAGGAGAACAAAAATGAAATACGAATGCGAAAACTGCGGAGCCTTTTATTCCGATGAGGACGTCACAGAAGAGGGCGAAATGAGAGAAGACTACCTCGGAGACAGATTCTGGGCAACATTCCATTACTGCCCTTGCTGTGGCGAGGAAGTAATCACGGATGAGGACTATGAGGACACCGAAACCATTGATGATATCGACAAGTCGCTGTATAGCGAATGGATGAGACAAGCACTTTAGGAAGGAGAAAAAAATGGAACTGAAATTCCGAAAACTCAAGGCAGACGAAATCGACTGCCGTATACAGCAGATTAAGCCTAACGGCTTAACGCTGCTGCTGTATAAGGATGCACGATGCGACCAGAACATCCTCGACGAAACGGTCGGGGCGATGAACTGGCAGAGACACCATAACAGGGACAATGCAAACTGTATCGTGTCCATTTGGGACAGCGAAAAGAACCAGTGGGTTGAGAAAGAGGACACCGGGACCGAAAGCCGGACCGAAAAAGAGAAGGGGCTTGCATCCGACAGCTTCAAGCGAGCCTGCTTTAACTGGGGGATTGGTCGTGAGCTGTACACGGCGCCATTCATCTGGATTCAATCCAAAGACTGCAACATCACAAGAGACGGCAAGTGCTACGACCGCTTCGAGGTCCGAAACATTGGCTACACCGGCGACAGAATCACGGCGCTTGAAATCTACAACACGAAGACACGGGCGGTTTGCTTCCGAATGGGTAACCCGGCAAACGAGCCGAGCGAACCGGAAGAACCGAGCATTGCGAACGAACGAATCAAGCCGCATGAAGCTAGAGTGATTAAGCGGATGCTTGAAGAGTCCGAATCGGACATTGACGGATTCCTAGGCTACTACAACGTGGAAAAGGTCGAGGACATGACCGAGGCTGACTATGTGGATGCCAGCCGGAAGTTGAACAAGAAGCTGGAGGGCAAGCGATGAAGTCAATCATGCAGGGGCAGAAGCGCTGCCTAATATGCAGAAGTCCATACGTGGAGAAGCACCACGTGTTCGGAGCAGCCAATCGGCAGAATTCCGAAAAGTACGGCTTGACAGTTTGGCTTTGCCACAAGCATCACAACGAACCGCCGGAAGGAGTTCACTTCAACCGGCGGTTCATGGACGAACTGCACGAATGGGGTCAGAAACAGTTTGAAACCTATTATCCGGCGGAAAATTTCACCGCCATATTCGGAAAAAACTATCTGGGGGCTGCCGATGAAGATTAAGGATATTAAACTGGAGAACTCGTTATGGTCTGCTCAACTGACCATAGTGAGCGACGACCGGCAGGAGCTGGAACGAATATTCGAGAACGCCGGGAAGGTGGACCCGGAAAAAGAGTACACGGTGAAAATCGAACCGAGAAGGAAGAAGCGTACATTGGATGCCAACGCTTACATGTGGCAGCTCCTGAACAAGCTCGCCGAGAAGGTCCAAAACAGCCCTGTAGAGCTCTATAAATTTTTCGTTCGACAATATGGTCAATACTATGTGATTCCGGTCAGAGCGGATGCGAAAAGCGCCTTTTCGGACGTGTGGAGCAGCCACGGGATAGCGTGGTTCTGTGATGATATCGGACCGTGCAAGAAAACGCTTGGATATCACAACCTAAGAGCGTTCTACGGAACGAGCGAATACGACACCAAAGCAATGGCTCGACTGATAGATGAAGTAGTTGAAGAATGTAAGGCTCAAGGCATTGAAACCATGAGCAAGAAGGAAATCGATAACTTGATAGGAGGTCAAAAGAATGAATAACGTAGTACTTATCGGAAGACTCACGAAGGACCCGGAGCTTGCCTACGGCGGTCAGAACAGCGACATTGCAGTATGCCGCTTCACGCTGGCGGTGGACAGACCTACACAGGATAAGGCGGCTGATTTCATCAGAATCGTTGTATTCCGGAAGCAGGCGGAAACCGCCCACCAGTACCTTGCAAAGGGTCGCCAGTGCGCCGTCGAGGGGCGGATTCAGACCGGAAGCTATAAGGACCGGGAAGGAAAGACGGTGTACACAACCGACGTTGTCGCCAACAGGGTGCAGTTCCTTGGTTCGAACGGTTCCAGCGGTCAGCAGAAGCCACAGGGACAGCCCGAATTCGAACCGGTCCCGGATGCATTCGTGAACTGCGATGATGATATCCCATTTTAGGAGGTAACGATGGCAGAAAGAAGAATGTTTTCGAAGCGAATAGTCGGAAGCGCTAGGTTTCTTAGGATGCCAATCTCAACTCAGTGTCTATACTTCCACCTTGGGCTTAACGCTGACGACGACGGAATCGTGGAGGCGTATACAACAATCAAGCAGATTGGAGCGACGGAAGACGACTTGAAGGTGCTTGTGGCAAAGGGATTTTGCACGGTGCTTAACGAGGACCTTGTGACCTACATCACCGACTGGCGAGAAAATAACAAGCTGCGAGCAGACCGGAAGATAGACAGCATTTACAAAGACTTGCTGCTGCAGATGGTACCGGATGCGGATGTGCAGCAGGCACGCCGTAGGGCAGACCTTAAACCGCTTCCAGAAGATGGACGTCCAGCGGACGTCCAAGTGGCGTCCCATGGACCGCATAGGTTAGGTAAGGATAGGTTAGGTAAGGATAGGTTAGGTAAGAATAGTTATCACACACAGGGCAAGGTGCCATGTGGAAAACTCAAGAACGTATATCTTACTCAAGAGCAACTGGACGAATTGAGCATGTTGATACCGTCACAAGCAGACGGTTACATTGAACGATTCAGTCGGTACAAGAGCATGAAGGCAATCGAAAGCCACGACGATTACGCTTGGATTCGTGGCTGGATGGACGAAGACGAAGCAATCGCTAAAGAATGCCGGAAGCTGGAAGCGGAACGATGGGATGCCATCGTCGAGGAGGAAGCCAATGAAAAGCTATAACCCAACTTACGGACTGTGGAACGACGGCGAGGACGAAGTCAAGAGCAGCAAAAAGTACGGCGCTAGAGCCCTCGACACGAGCGTGGAAGAAGCAGGCAGAGCGAACAGGGTGCACGAATGCATCACCTATCACGCCGACACGGAGCTTCTGAAAAGGGGAATCATCCGAAAGGTGGATGAATAAATCAGTATAGGTTAATTCTACATAAAACAAAAAATCGGTTATTTTTCAAATGTTGACAAGTCCCGCCCTTCATGGGCGGGCAAAGGAGGAAGAGTAAGATGGCAACACTGTACGAACTGGCAGAAGAACTGGAAAACTTTGAACTTGAAATGGACGAAGAAACCGGGGAGGTATTGAACCTTGCGGACCTCGACAAGGTCGAGATGGAGTTTAAGACGAAGGTAGAAGGTATCTGCCTCTGGATTAAGAACCTTAAGGCGGACGCTTTGGCATACAAGGCGGAAAAAGACAGCTTCACAAGGAAGCAGAGGGAAGCCGAGAAGAAAGCGGAGTCGCTGAGCCGATACGTGCAGGGCGTTCTCAGAGGTGAGAAGTTCAAAACGAATCGTGTGGCGGTCAGCTATAGGAAGTCCGAGGTGGTGGAGTGCTCCGACTTGTCAAAGGTAAGCGAGCAGTTCCTCAGGTTCAAGGACCCGGAGCTTGACAAGCCCGCCGTAAAGAAGGCGCTGAAAAATGGTGAAACGGTAGAAGGCTGCTCTCTCGTCGAGAAGCAGAACATGACAATCAGATAGAGACTGGGAAGGAGAAAGCAATGAAAGCAACAGCGACGACATTGGCAAGGTTGGTTAAGACCATGCGGAAGGCGGAAGGCGTAACGCAACCGGAACTTGCTGAGATGGTGTATTCGGACAAAGGTTCGATTTGCCGCTGGGAGCACGGCGAAAGCATCACGTGGCACAAATTCATTGAGATTGCTGGGGTACTTGGCTACACGGTAGACATTGAAGTGAAGGGAGGTGCAGAGTAATGCTTCGAGATTACGGGCTGATGTGGGGTGAACTGAGAGCGCAAATGAAAGAATTGCAGGAGAAGAAGGATTCTATCGAATTTGGGGTTCTGAATGCGGTCATGGACCTAATCGAATACCTCGAAGAAGAGGGTGATTTGGAGGCGAGGGATGAGCTATAACTGGACGAAGTACAATAACAAGAAAATCACCGTGGACGGTCAAATTTTCGATTCGAAGAAGGAAGCAAATCGTTACAAAGAACTTAGACTGCTGGAAAAGGCGGGAGAGATTAAGGACTTGCGGACACAGGTTAAATTCAAACTCATTCCGGCACAACGTGACGAGGCGACCGGGAAGGTTGTAGAACGTGAGTGTTCCTACAAGGCGGATTTTGTCTACGAGGAGGACGGAAAGACCGTCGTGGAGGATGTGAAAGGCTTCCGGACGAAAGAGTATGTAATCAAGCGGAAGTTGATGCGGTGGAGATACGGAATCAGAATCAGGGAGGTTTAGGAACTGGAAACGAAATGGCATCCGATAGAGGATGGAAACATGAAGGGGGTACCACGTGATGAAGATATAATCTTCACGGTGCTTGATGAACAAACAGGAGAAACTTATACAGCAATCGGCGAGGTTAGCGATTATTTCCTCCACGAGTGCGGACAGGTATTCGTCGGGGTGACAAGTTATCCGGTCGATACAGAATCGCTTAAAGCGTGGATGAAACTGCCTGAACCGTACAAGCTGAAAGAGTGCAACGACTGCCCACTCAATACAGTGTGCGCAGACAAATTTGGTGACCAAGGGTCGGAGTGCAAGCTGGATAGATAGTTGCAAGTTGAGTGATTCGTTGCGTAATTACTCAAGATTACGCAACAAATTACTCAAGACTATTGATGTATTAGTTGATGTATTAAGTCAAGGATTAAGTTTTAAAAAGTGTTAAATGAGTGTTAGGAGGTGTGAATGAAACCAACGGTAAAGGTGAGTTGGAGCGGTGGAAAGGATAGCACGTGTGCTGTGCTTCTCCAAAGGTTAAATCCGAGAAGCCAATTGACCATACACCACTAAGGAATCATGAATGGTTTTTGTAAGGAGGAACAACAGTGAAGAATAGAGAAAAATTTAAGAATGAAATTAAGAGTGCATTAGAAACAGGCTCGACTTGCGCTTTCGTGCAGGAATTTGTAAAACCTAAACCACTCGACCTAAGTGCGGACGACGAATTCTGCGGAAATTACAACTGTCACGGTTGCTCGAAACTTTTTGCCTTTTGGCTTGACGAAGAGTACATTGAGTCCAAAGTGGACTGGAACAATGTTCCGGTTGACACGCTGGTTCGGGTGCAGTACGACAAAAGCAACAAATGGCTTCTACGATACTTCAAGAAGTACGAGCACGGAGCGGTTGCACCATACGTAACATGGGTTAGTGGAACTACGAGTGCAACGTCATGCGGACTAGAAGAACACTGGAAGTACTGCGAATTAGCGGAGGACGATGAGACAAAAATCAAAAACAATCCGACCTGTTGTCATCATTGTGAGTACTGCCGCTCAGTATTGAAGTCAGGCACGGAATGCTTTATTTGGTGTTCTATACCAGAAGACAAGCTCAGCGATTGCCCGCTGACGGAGGCTACATTTACGATTCCGACGGAAGGATTATAGGAGAGAAATGTTTAAAAAGAAAACGATTAGAAGGACACTTGAACATCATGTGTTTAAAAACCAGCCTGTTAAGACCGTGAAGGAGCTTGCGGAGCTCACCATGTCAATTGCGCAGGACTACAACAGGATGTTAATGAGCGAAGATGAACTGATTGCGTACAAGTTAGAACGAGAGTGTAATCAAATTGAAGGGGATGTTATGGATAGAAAACTTATTGACCAATGGCAAAAAGATTTCCATGAAGTAGTAGAGAGCTTGGATGTTGAAAAATACAAGGCATTCTACCGGATGTATCAGGATGACGTTTACGGCGGCAGACCGATGCCGAAAAGCGACAAGGTAATAATGGTTTCAATGTGCAAGGTAGCGCTTACGCTCACGACAATCTCGGAAGCAACGAAAAAGAAGGCAGATGAATGGCTTGAAGCGAACAATTTCTCGAAAGGAATTTGGATATGAGAAGGTATAGAATCAGCACCGACAAGGTGAGGAAGCGATTAGATGGCTCGTTCATCTATTCGTTAGACGATGGAGATGTAACGATTGCCTGCCGTGACAGGGAGGTGGCAATCTTCCAAAATGGGAATGCGGTTCGGATGCCGCTCGGTCAGCTCAAGTGGCTGCTGGAAATGTGCGATGAGCACTACGACAATATCAAGTGTGCGGTTGAAATGTACATGCGGGCGAATCGTGATGAGATAGGGACGATAGAATAGGAGGTAACAAATGACAGAATATGCACAAATTGCGGATGCGAGGCTCCGGAAGTTGGGCGAGGCGGAATGGGAAATCAAAACATGTATGCAGCGGATAGAAGAACTAGAGAATGTAGCTCAATGTTGTGGGTCTTTGAACATCACCGACAAGGTGCAGAATTCTGTCACCGGTAACAAGATGGAGGAGGCTGTCGTGGAGCTGCTGGAAGAGCAGGAGCGATTAAGAACGGTTGCTTCTAACTGGGTACAGCTAAAAAGAATTATAATATCCGAACTTGAATCAATCGAGCCAACTTATAGAGACGTCTTGACACGAAGATACATTCTTAAGCAAAGCACGGAAGAGGTGGCGAAAGAGTTAAACTACTCGGAATCGCACACCAAACGTCTTAAGAGGCAAGCGTTGGAAAGGTTCGGAAGAGAAATTACAAATCATGATACCAAATGATACTCCCCTTTATGCTATTATGTATGTGTAAATAAAAGACCTTTCTCCCAAATTATAAGGAATAGTCGAGAGCGACCGCCGGAAGGCGGTTGTTTTCGTGTGCGGAATTTCAAAAAACATGTGGCAATCCAAAGCAAGCATTGGTATAATCACATTGAACATTTCTTTTATAATCGAAAGGGGAAAACAATGAGAAAGAAAATTATTGCGCTGCTTATGGTTGCTATGGTTGCAACGTTAGCCGGATGCGGTTCTTCCGGAACGAAGGAAACAAAGAAGGCGGAAGAAAAAAACCAACCTATGAATCTGTGTACAAGGAGTACAGCCAGAAGATGAAGGATGCTACACCGGGTCTGATTGAAGAGTACAAGAAAGATGCTGAGGGTGTATCTGACATGAACAAACTTGCAAACATCAGTGCCAAGAAAACGGAAAAGCTTGCAAACATCTGTGCAAAGGGTGGAAAGAGACTTGCTGCAATCCACACAAAGGAAAATGACGATGAAGAAAAGTACAATGAGTGGATGAACAAGCTGACTGATGTATATCAGGATGAGGCGCAAAAAATAACAGATGCATATCAAGATAGTATACTGGGATAAAAAATGATAGTCGGGGCGTAAAACCGCTCCGGCTATTTTATTTAGATGACCGCCGAGAGGCGGTTTTTGTATGCAAAAAATGGAGGGCATATGAATAATATTGAATATGTCAAAACCGGAAGCGTGAAACCGTACGATAAAAACCCTCGAAGAAACGATGATTCGGTGGAGTTTGTGGCAAATTCGATTAAGGAATTCGGCTTCCAGCAGCCTATTGTTGTTGACAAGGATATGGTTGTTATCGCCGGGCACACAAGACTTAAGGCGGCGAAAAAATTAAAGTTGAAAGAAGTCCCGGTGATAGTAGCTGACAACCTAACAGACGAACAAGCAAAAGCCTATAGGCTTGCGGATAACAAGGTTTCGGAAACATCGGAATGGGACTTTGAGCTGCTGGATGATGAGCTGAACCAGATTCTCAATATCGATATGGATGATTTCGGATTCGACTTCACGGAAGATGAAGAAGATGAAGAAGATGAAGAACCGGAAGAAAAACACAACGAAAGAGAACGGACCGGGAACGCTTACAACCTATCGGAATACGACCGAGTCAATGCGGTTGGTGACTATGATATTCCACGGCTGGACCCGGTAGATTACGTCCCAAAGGACTTGATACCGTTCAATTACATGTTAACAAGCAATGAATACGACAGCGGGGTTCACTTTTACGTTGATGATTATCAATTCGAACGCATATGGAATTGTCCGGATGAGTACCTAGATAAGATATCCGAGTTCGACTGTATGTTAACACCGGATTTCAGTTTGTATATGGAAATGCCTATTGCGATGCAGATATGGAACACGTACCGGAGCAGGCTTATTGGTCAGATGGCACAACGGCGGGGGATAACGGTTATCCCAACGGTCAGTTGGTGCAGAGACAACAGTTTTGACTTCTGCTTTGACGGGCTGCCGGAGAGAGCTACACTGTCCATCTCAACAATCGGAATCAAGAAAGAAGATTACAACTTTGGAGTGTGGAAGGATGGAATGGATGAAATGCTGCTGAGGTTGCAGCCGAAAAGGTTGTTGGTGTACGGTGGCAAAGTTCCATATGATTATGGCGATACGGAAGTAATTTATTATAAAAACAAGACGACCGAACGAATGAAACGGAAGGGAGATGTGGTATAATATGGGTGGTAGAGGAGCATCTGGAGGCGGAAGATTAGCCGGTGGTGGTTTGAATGCTGGCGACATAACGGGGCTAGAAGACCTTGTCAGCATGAGAGAGGGAAAACCACGAGAAATCGACGAAGTGTTATCTGTTGGTAAGGACGTGCACGACAAGTACGGAGAAGACATTGACAACTTGAGCGCAGCAACACTCAAAGAAAGCAAATCCGGCGTGCTCGGATTCTTTGATGGTGGCGGTGGAATCGCTCTTAACAAGAGATATTTGGATTCAAAGAAAATGGATAAAGTAATAGACGAAGCGATAAGTGATGGGTATCATCCACCAAGAGGCAAGAAAACAGGCTTACAGTCAGTCGCAGCCCATGAATACGGTCACAAGCTGACGGAAGCGGCAGGAAGGCGGCACGGAAAGTCACTGGATGCCATGGCGGATGAAATTGTTAAAGAAGCAAGACAGACGACGGGGCATAGAGGTGTCGTAAAAATGGCATCCAAAATCAGTAAGTATGCAACGGTGAGCAATGCGGAGGCAGTCGCAGAAGCGTTCACGGATGTTTACTGCAACGGCGGAAGAGCCAGAAGGGAAAGTATCGCCATTGTAAACGCATTGGATAAGCGTTTTGGATTATAAGGAGGTAGAAAATGAAAAAGAACAGAGAAGTCACGTATTCGGAGCCGGTAGATTACATTCCTAAGGAGTTACGGAAGAAATACAAGCTCGGAGAGTTCGCTGATGAAGAGGACGACGAAGAAGAGAAAAAGAAAAGCAAATAGCAATCGTGAAAGGGACTTCTAAACGGGGTCCCTTTTATAATGCCAAAACAAAGGGAGGTGCGAAAGTGTGGCACGCAAACAGTACGGAGTTCCATATCAAGGGAGCAAGTCGCAAATTGCCGAATGGATAATAGATAATTTGCCGAAAGCGGATGTACTAGTCGATTTGTTCGCAGGTGGTTGCGCAATAACAGATTGCGCATTGCAATCGGGAAAGTGGGACAAAGTAATCGCCAACGACAAGGAAGGTTCCGGAATAGAGCTTTTCATAGATGCAACACAGGGAAAATACAAGACCGAGTCTCGATGGATAAGTCGGGACTTTTTTAATGAGAATAAAGAGACAGACCCATATATCAAATGGATATGGAGTTTCGGCAATGACGGAGAATCGTATTTATACGCAAAAGAGAAAGAAATGTGCTTAGAACCTGTCTGGAAGATGATTTTTTCTGACAGTACAGAGGAGGCACGGAGACAGTGGAAAGAATTTTGTGGTATGGGCGAAAAAAATATACCAGACCGTATTCAAAGCCTCGAAGGGCTCGAAAGACTTAAAAAAATTGAAAGCCTTGAAACAAGCAGGATTAAGACAAGTAGAGAAGACTATACAAAAGTTATTATTCCGGATAATTCGGTCATATATTGCGACCCGCCATATAAAGGCGTAAAAGGGTACAGCAAGTCAAAATTTGACCGTGAACCATTCTATGAATGGTGTACAAGGCAGAGCGTTCCGGTATACATATCAGAATACTCTATGCCGGAAGAGCTTTTCGAAGTCGTCGCCGAAAAACCTAAGAGAAGTACGCAATCGGCGACGAAAAATTTGTTAAGAATAGAGAAAATATACAAGCCAAGAAAGATAGAGGTGAAATAAATGGCAAATGAAGAAAATCTAAAGCCGCCAACCACGAGCGAAGCACGAAAAAGAGGCAAAAAAGGCGGCGTCAAATCGGGCAAAGCACGAAAAGAGCGAAAGGCGATGAAAGAGACCGCAGAGATGATTCTAGGACTTACTCTCAAGGATGGAACAGTAACCGACCTTGAAGATATTCAGAGCATGGCGGCAGCAAATGGAAAGAATATCACAGTTCAGGATGCAATCATCTTGAAGCAGGCACAAAAAGCGCTGAAAGGTGATATCAGAGCGGCGGAGTTCATCAGAGATACCAGCGGAAACAGACCGACCAACGAACAGAGAATGGATGTAGCCGTGGATAACGGATTCATCGAAGCACTGAACGCTGCAGTTGAGGAAGTGGAGCAATGTTCAAGTGGCAGCCACTAAGTCCGAAACAGTTCAACATATTCTCATGGTGGAACAGCGGTAGCAAGTATTCCGATATGGACGGAATCATTGCGGATGGTTCCATCCGTTCCGGAAAGACCGTAGCGATGGGAACAAGCTTCATCATGTGGGCGATGGAGTCATTCGAGGGGGAGCAGTTCGCCATATGTGGTAAGACATTAGGAGCGCTAAGAAGAAACGTGCTCTCACCGATGCAGAATGTTTTACCAGATATGGGTTATGAAATATCAGAGAGCCGCCTTGAAAACAAGTGGACGGTTCGGCACGGAGACAACGTGAACACCTTCTACTTATTCGGAGGTAAAGACGAAAGCTCACAGAACCTTATTCAGGGCGTAACGCTTGCTGGAGTCCTATTCGATGAAGTGGCACTGATGCCGGAATCATTCGTGAATCAGGCAACAGCACGTTGTTCTGTAGAAGGTTCGAAATGGTGGTGCAACTGCAACCCTTCAACGCCGTTCCACTGGTTCAAGGTGAACTGGATAGACCGGAAGGAAGAAAAGAATCTTTTGTATTTGCACTTTGAATTGGACGACAACCGCAGTCTATCTGAGCACATCAAGGATAGATACCGGAGCATGTATCAAGGCGTGTTTTATCGGCGGTATATCCTCGGTGAGTGGGTAGCAGCGGAGGGCATTATCTATGATATGTTCAGTGAAGACAGGCACGTTACAAAAGAGAAATATAAGCCCGTGGGCGATGTTTACGTTTCGTGCGATTACGGAATACAGAATGCAACAGTATTCCTTATGTGGGCGAAAATAAAAGGCATATGGACATGTATTCGTGAGTATTGCTATTCCGGAAGGGCAAACCTAAAGCAGAAAACGGATGCAGAATTTGTGCAAGATATGAAGATGTGGCTAGACGGCACGATACCGAAAAGGATTATCGTTGACCCGTCAGCCACTTCTTTTATTGCCGAACTCAGGAAGAATGGTTACACGGTCAAGCGGGGAATGAACGACGTACTGGACGGCATACGGTACACGTCAACAGCACTTGGAAGAGGAGAACTGATGTTCGTTTCTGATTGCGTGAATACCATTCGGGAGTTTCATTCCTATATGTGGGATTTGAAGTCAGCGGATGCCGGAGAGGATAGACCACTGAAAGAGCATGACCACTGCATGGATGCGATGCGTTATTTCACTTACACAATCATGAGACAAGAAAAAGTTAAAGTTAAGGGGTTCAAAGAGGGAATCTAATGCATACAAAAAGACCATACGAATTACCAAAGCCAATCACGGCTGACCCGTCAATTCTGGAGCATATCACGCCTCAGTTGATAGAGGGGTACATCAACAAACATGAGAGCAAATTTAAGCGCTATGAATACCTCGAAAACCTTTACAAGGGGTTTCATGACGTATTTAGACAGCCGGAAAAGGAGAACTGGAAGCCCGACAACAGACTGGCGGTAAACTTCCCTAGGTACATCACAGACACATTTCTGGGGTATGCATACGGCGTGCCGATTAAGTGCACAGCACCGGAAGACTCAGAGGATGAACGGTTGAAAGAATTTTACCGGAATAACGAAATGAACGACCATGATGCAGAGATGGCTAAAATGTGCTGCATATATGGTCATGCGTGGGAGTTCTTCTATCAGGACGAAGAGACCAATACCAAAGTGGTCGCCTATAATCCGAAAGACCTATTCTGTATTGTCGATGATACAGTACAGCGCCGGGCACTGATGATGATTCAGTACGGGCGGCACACGGTGGACGGCGTGAACAATGGCGTGCTTTACGGAATGGCAGCCACGGCAGACACGATTTATTACTTTGATAACGGGAAGTTAACTGACGACAAAGAGAACCCATACGGCTTAATCCCATGCGTTGAGTGGCGACTGAACGAGGAGCGCATCGGACTTTTTGAGGGAGTGGCTGGACTGGTGGAGACGTACAACAGGACACTGGGAGAGAAGGCAAATGATGTTGATGCTTTTGCAGAGGCTTATTTGGCTGTTATCGGGTCCGAGCTTGACGATGAAGACGTGTACCGCATCCGGGACAACCGAATCATTAACCTTTACGGTACGGACAACGCAAAGGATATTCTGGTTCAGTTCATGACCAAACCAACGGCAGACGGAACACAGGAAAATCTGCTGAACCGACTTGAAAATCTGATATATCAGATTTCTATGGTGGCGAACATCTCAGACGAGCAATTCGGAAACGCAAGCTCCGGTGTAGCTTTGGCTTACAAGCTGCAGGCAATGAGCAATCTCGCCGTGACATTCGACCGGAAGATAGAAAAGAGTCTCAGGAAGCGTTTCAAGATATGGTCAAGTCTATCAACCAACGTGGCTGACAGAGAGGTTTGGCGTGATATCGATATCAAGTTTACCCGGAATCTTCCAAAGAATCTGCAAGAGGAAGCACAGACCGCTTCACAGCTTGAAGGTATCGTGTCGAAGGAAACGCAGCTATCCGTTCTCTCCATCGTTCCGGATGTGAAGAAGGAAATTGAAAAGATGGAAGAGGAAGAAGAGGAGCAGATGCAGCAGTTGAGCATGTATCAGCAGACCATGGGGGCAGTAAATGGCGAAAACAACGCAGGAAATATTTCTAGCACGGACGAAGGAGAACCGGGACTACTGGAGAAGTAGAGAGGACCGGCAGGCGGTTGTAAACGAGCATACGATGAAAAACATCGATGCCGAAATTCAACAGATATACGAGCGGATGGTCCCGGAAATCCAAAAGGAAATTGAATCGTTCTATCAGAGGTACGCCGATAAAGAGGGAATCAGCCTAGCGGAAGCCAAAAAGAGAGTGTCGAA